AAAAAAAGAACAACGACCATTATTTTTCATAACTTGATGTTGGAAAAAATAAATCACTGAACAATTATCTTTTTCTTCAACTTGATGTTGCAGAAACAAATCATCAAACAATTATCTTTTTCTCCAACTTGATCTTGGAAAAAAACAAATCACCAAACAATTATCTTTTTCTTAACTTGATGTTGCAAAAACAAATCACCAAACAATTATTGTTATACTTGAACACTTTTATATAGAGAAATTGAAAATTACTTGTATCCTGAACCTAATAATATCTTCAAATTCTATTTGATATAAAATTGAATTAAATATATATCTTAAAGATATTTAAGAACTGAATATTTTGAATTAGTATCTTTTTTTTAAATGAAACATTCTCACAGTAATGAAGAGAATCAACAACAAGATTTTAAATATCAAGATTTACTGAATGAATCTGGGGGGAAAATTGTTACTTCAGTGACAGCATTACAAGATCTAGAGAACAAAATTGATAAAAACCTCAAAGTGGAAAAATCACCAAAAGGAAAAAAAGAGTCTTTTTTCAAAATTAAGCGGGGAAGTGGAAAGAAAAAAAGAGAAATTTAAGGTTACTATTTATTTCAAATTGTAAATAAATGGGAAAAAAAATCATGCAGTTGGTGTAGGTTTATTGTATTCAGTTGCCCAAGCATATATTACATATATGACTAATGCAATGATAAAAAGAGCAATTATAGCAATGACAACAATTTCAGTGGTTGACAAGTCTAATGCATTAATGACAGGAGGAATAGGAAGGGGAATACAAGAATAAGTGTTATCTTTAAGAGTGCAAATGTCTGTTTGATTTTGGCAAGAGGATTTGCAATCTCCATTACAGTGTTGTCCGGCTTTACAATACTGATAGAAACAATTATCAGTGCAATCTTTTTTATCTGTAAACCCATATTTGCATACATTACTACAATCTAATCCTTCACCATTACAATCACCATCACAACAAAAAAATGTGTTAATGTTGTTATTTTTTGCAAATTGACATCCAACAGAGCAAAAAGCTCCCAATGCTGCATCATTATTTGAAGTTTCTACACAAGCTTTACATAAACTGGAACCCGTTGTACTTTCAAAAAATTTAGTGGGGATAATATAATAAATTTGCTTTTTACACCCACCTGGTCCTCTACCTGGTGTGCATCTTAAATTAATTGCGTCGATGATGGAAGCAATAGTGTTGATGTTTTCAAATCTTTCTCCTTCTACTACAGCATTCATAGTATATGGCACATTAGAAAGAGCTAAAGCATAGTTGGCGCTCGTTGGGTTTTTTGGATTATCTGTCATTGGGAACCATGGAGTTGCTCCATTGGCTGCAATGAGTTGAATAGGAGCTGGTGGGCCAGGATATATAAATTTTACTTTGGGATCATCTGTATCAAACTGAGGTGTTTGTGGAGTTATTGTAGGTGGGTAGGATGTCACTCCTATACCAGCAAAAGGTATATTTGTAATACCCGAAGTGCAGTTGCATGATAGATGTACTTCTTTTGGATTGTTTAAAACGAAAAAAACATAAGGATTATTTCCTCCATTTGGATCTTTGGATAGAAAATGGATTTTGAATCTAGGCACAGTTTTGGGATTAAAAGGTTGGTCTTCATTACTGTTTATAACGTAAAAGTTATCTTCTTTACCTACAGGATTTGTATTCGCAATGTCCAGATATCCAAGTGATGTTTTTGTTTCCCCATTGATTGTAAACTCAAAAGTTGGTGCAATAATAACTTCATCTCCATCAAAAATAGGACCGATAATTTCAGTCGATTCTACTTTACAGGTCATATTTTATCTTTGCAAGATTATTCATTCTCATAATTATAAGAATATACATTTTTGTTATATAGATGTATATACATGTATATAATATTGCTATTTTCGTTTAATTTGATGAGTATATCCTTTGGTCAATGTATCCACAGATCTTTGGGATCCACAAGCTTTGGAATAACATTTCAGAAAAGTTATGCGATTTTCACGTTCTAGTTTAGTTTCACGACAACCACAAATTTTACAGATTACATATTCATTCAGATAGTTTTTCACTATTGAAATGACTTCTTTGGGGTAGAATTTGGCTTTGATAACCAAACGTTTGTCCATATCTACACTAGTGCTTGTTCCCAATTCAATTTCTAAATAAGTATAGACATGTTCTGGAGATCTATTTACTGCTTTGCAGAATTGATAAAAATTAACCCATAGAGTTTTCCTAACTCCGACTTGATAACATTTCACTGGAGGAATCTTTATCTTTGATTTTTCATTTATAGAAGATCCTAAAGACCCATGCATAGTTTTATATAATCTGCTTAGCATTTCTTCATATCTATATTCATCTTTACTTGTGTTTATGGATGAAATATTAAGAATAGTAGATGATTTTTTGACACGTTTTGCTCTTTTGGATTTCTTCTTCTTTTTTGCTTTGGGATCAAAGACCGACATTAAAATAGTTTTATCTATTTTGATAGATAAAGCAAATCATTTTTCATCAAAGAACACCAACTCATTTAATATTTCTTGATCTACTTTTCCTATCAATTCAACTTTTTGTGCAGAAAGCAGATTTCTGTAATGAGTGGCAACATGCTTGATTAAATCTTCATTGATCGCTTCTTCTTTTCTTCCTTCATTCAACCACATTACATTGTGTTCAAAGATAAGATAAATATCACGTGCAAAAATAGGAAAGCATGGAACTGTTTTATTGTTTTTATTGACATACATTCTGTAATTACGGTAAGATTTTTCAGGGGAGAAAATGGAAAGCATGTTAAAAAATAAAATCTGTTTATAATGAGACAAATTATAAATAATGTGTTCACTTGAATATTCCACAGCTTTCAAAATTGTAAATAATGAATTATAATTATGTTGCTTTTTGAGATGCTTACAAATCTTAATATATTGACAAACTTTATTACGAACATTTAAACTTTTATTAATATCATCAATAATCCAGTTCCTCAACCCTTCTTGTTGCTCTCGAATCAAATAAAAAATATATAAATTCTCTTGACCAAGCTTTGGTAAATCAGGAATATTAATTCTTTTGAAAAGGTGTTGATCAATAAATGTCAACGTGGAAGATATTGCATAGTTTTTGATGTTATGATAAGAAATGTTGGTTGATTGTGAATTGAAAATTATTGAAGAAACAGAGGTAGAACTTTGATACATTCGTAACAATTCCATCAAATTATTCATGCTATCTCGGAGAGAAAGGGACGAACTTCGTATAGGTGGTGCTTTTAAAGAATTAGAAACACCGTTAAGCAGAGACTTGGAAGACATTGATTTTTCAATCCATTTCTGACGAAAAAGAAATGCATCTTCAGGATATTTTTCCTAATTTTTTTATAAAATTTTTTGTATTCTGATTCCTCAATCATATAAGTAGAGGAATTAAGAACGAATGTAAAAGGATGAGAAAATACACATTCTTCTTTCTTCTTTCGTATCATATAAATCAATTTTAGAAAATCTTTGGTTGGAAGGTAGATTTCATGAACCAAAATGAAATTTCTGAACTTGTCTTCCTTGGTATAAATCTCTCGAATGTATCGAGAGATCTTTTTATTCGTTTTTGTTTTTATATTCATGATTTTGTTATAAATTATTAGATTCAATATTCAATATTATATAAATCCTATATAATATGCATACCTAATCAGTGTTATCTTCTAGGACTTTTAGGGCAATAAAATATTTAACTACTGCTATGTCTATGAGTTCAAATTCCAACTGTAATGGAAAATTTTCGTTATAAATCAATGACTTAATATAACTGGGTCTATCTCTTAGATTTTCTATGGATTCTATTATTTTTCTCATGTATTTTAGATCGACAGTTATATGATATTGTTTAGTCACATTAAAGTCGCGCACCTTCCTATTATCAGTACCCAAGGCGGAAATCAACTTTCCTGAACTGCATTTAAGTCGAAGAGCAGATGGCTTCCGAGCAGATTCACTTAATGTCAGTAATATATTCGATTTATCATTATTAGCGCTGAGAACGATTTGTTTCTTAGTTTTAAATTGGATATTAATATCTTCATAAAACATAGAGAAGTTTTGCACAATTCGTTTTAATTCTTTAGTCTGTATACTCACTGAAGTCTTATACTCAGTATCGATTAGAAATCCTTGCGTATCAGGGTTACTTTCAGATAAACAAATTTCAACCTGTTTATCTTTTTCTTGATTAGTCAGCTTTACCCATGCTAATTTTCCTTCCTGTGTGCACACCACGGTCAATATAGAATCTATATCAGCAAATTTTATGACCTTTTTTAAAGTCTTGATGTCAAAAGAGAAAAAATAATCCTCTTTGGGTAATTTATATTGAATTAGTTTATCCAATGATAATTCTATTTGTATAATTGCTATTGATTCATATAAAACTTGCATCCATATACAATTCTCGCCCATCCTCAATACAAGTTCTTCTCCCCAATCAGATATTATACACAAAATCTTCTTAAAGGAAGTTATTTTTAACGAAAATTCCATTTTTGGTTTTAATTTGGCATAAAGAAGTCAATTTTAACTGTTTCTAAAAGTTTCTGTTTTTGACTTTGGAACTTCTCTTCAGAATGAATAAATAGTGATTTTTTTTATATTTTTTTGGGTAAGAAAGTAGACTAACTATATCAAATGTTATCCACATCTAAACATAAAAAATTTCTCAAAGATTCTGACCTTCGTATATATAAGAAATTAAAAGAAGGATCAGTGTGTGTAAGAGATTATCAAATAGACCATTGTCTAAAATTGGTGAATATCTTACAGAAAAACAGAGGATATATTGATACCAGTAAGATGGGGTTGGGGAAAACTTATATGACTATTGCAGTGGCAATGTATTATAAATGCCCACTGCTAGTTATTGGTCCCCGAGCAGCTGAAGATGTTTGGAAATCCGCAGTAGAAGAGAGTGGAGCAAAACTTATCGATTTTATTTCTAAAGATGCTCTTCGTTCTAAGAGAGGACATCAACCTAAACATGGATATCTTATCCGTAATGATTCTGGTCGTGGTGTAAAATTTATGGTGACAGAAAAATTTAAGAATTTTGTGTCTAAAGGTGGATTTGTAGTCGTGGATGAATGTCAATTTGTTCGTAATAGCACATCCGCCCAACATAAAGCTACCAAAGTGCTCATTAACCATTTGGTTTTTGAAGGTGGAAAATCACGTTTTGCCCTTTTATCAGCTTCTCCGTTAACTGAAATCGATCAGATTGTTTCTTTGTTAAGGATGATTGGCTATATCAGGTCTACAAAACTTTATTATCGAGATAGAAATGGTTCAGTAATTCTCAAAGGCTTACAAGAACTTATTGTGGTTTGCGAAATGATGGATCGAGAAAAGACAAATGAAATAAGTAAAAGTGTCAAATATTACAATTCTCGAACTGTCAAGAAAATGGTGCACAAATTGTTTTGTGATGTTATAAAATATCATATATCAAGCGCTGCTCTCCCCCCACCTCTAAAAGTAAACGTGGATCAGAAAAATGGCTACTATAAAACCGATGAGAAAACAAGAAACGAATTCATACGTAACCTTCATGATTTAGAGGTTGCTGTGAAATATGAACGTGATACAGATGAAGCAGACCGACAGCAATTAGTAAAAACAAATATTATTTATAAAAGGAGGAAAACTGAGCTTATTAAAGCATCCACTTTTGCCAGATTGGCAAAAGAACAATTAATGAATGACCCAAATTGTAAAGTTATTATTGGAGTTCATTATTTGGATACTCTAAAAGTACTCAAGGATTCACTAAAAGATTTTTCACCTATTGTTCTTCAAGGTTCTGTGAAAGGTAAAGATGCACAAACCGGTGAACATAAACGCTCTCTATTAGTAAAAGAATTTCAAACTAATCCCAAAAAGAGACTTATTATTGCTATTGTAAAAGTGATATCAGTCAGTATTTCCCTTCATGATACTGTGGGAAATGCTCCTAGAGTTATGTTCCTTTCACCTTCTTATGAACTGTTGCAAATGTATCAAGCCACTGGTCGAATTTTGAGGGATGGTAATTCCACAAAAAGTGATGCTACTATACGATTTGTTTATCTTCAAGGTGGTGAACTGGAAACTGCTATTATGAATGCCTTGGCTAGAAAGTCGATTATCCTTAAAGATACCCTTGTACAACCCCATGATATTCGCCTCCCCGGAGATTATGAAACATATATAGAAAATTAGAAGAAAACTTTTGTAATTATGTTATAATATTCTTATAACATAAAGATACTAAAATAGATATAAACTTTTATCTGTGAATCTAAAACAAGATGCCAAAGAAACAAGACTGTTATTCAGATGATGAATATGTTGTATATTCATGCGATTCAGAAATATCAAGCTATCTTGTATCAGTTTCAGATACAGACTCTTGCGATACTATAAAATATAAAAGCGATTCTTCATCTTCCTCCTCAAAATACTCTTGCTGTTCATCTTCATCTTCCTCCTCAAAATGCTCTTGCTGTTCATCTTCATCTTCTATATGTTGCACTGATTCCGAAGATTATTGCCAACCAATCTGTAGAAGAAACAATACACTATGTGCAAATCCTGTCCCAGTTCCTGTAAATCAGTTGCCTGTACATAGAAACACAGTTATAGCTACTACAAATAATTTGAATCAAGTTCCTATGGTAACTTCAACACATACACCCATGGTCACTACGGGTAATGATGAAACACCGATGTCTATTGCACCTTCTGCTGTTCCAGAACCTCGTAGACGCTCTTTCAGAGCTGCCGTTACCCCTTTAATCGATTTAAAGACACCTTCTTCTCCGATGAATACAGGAGGAGTTTCATTTACCATGAGGAGAAGAAATGATACAGTTTGTATACAATGGGAACCTTTTGCTGCTACTATTGCAGCAAATGGAGTGAGCCACCTAAATGTAGGACAATCTATCAGTTGCTTACCTCCTCACGCTGTTCATGTGCCTTATTCTTTCCGATTAAATGGTGTCGGTAAGACAGGATTTGTTCGCATTGATCCACTAGATTCTTCAGCCAATATAAAGTTCTCTTTGGATCCAGATGACAGAAATGTAGCTGATGCAGGAGATACATTTGAAACTTCGGGAGGAGTCGTTTGTTGGATATGCAGTTATTAAACTAAGTAAATTTACATGAATCATGTAAATTTACAAGATCGTTTTTGTATAATCTTAAATTATACAAGATTAGAATTGGCATGAACGTCTTATTCTTCTCGATCTCTTATGTCTTCCTCTCGCAAACTTCAAGGGCCGAACTTCACGAGGATCCACTTTTTCAATAATATCAGCTCCCAGAATAACAACCATCATTGGAATTAGAAAAACAAAGCACGGATTAGGCATGATTGGATTTACTGACTAAAAAACTTTTAAAAAAAATCACTTTTTTTTAATTTAGCTCATCAATGATAAGTCTCTGGATGAAGATAGTGATTATGATAATGATCACAAACCCAGAAAAAATAGCATAGAATGAAGCAAAATATTTCCCCCCTACAGTTTCAACAGTTTTTGCGGGTCCCATTCCCGAAAGAATCAGAGAAGCATTATAAAAACTATCTAGTAAATCAAATTGTGTTGTATAGTAATAACCGATAGATCCAATGGCTAAGGCAAATGCAACAATACCAATAATAAATACAATATCTTTCCTTCTCAGACCTATTCTTTTCTCTTTTTCTTGTAAATCATCCTTTTTTGTACCTATTGCACTCTTTCGCGCCATACTCAATATATATATCTTTTCTTAAAAATATATATTATGACAAACTTTGTGAGTGAACATATTGTTCAATTTTTTCCATAATCAAAAACAAGAAAAAGTTTCTTGTTTTGGAGTATTGTGTTTTTGATATCGAAGAAAAAAACAATACATATTACTCTTTCATAACGTGATGAACTTGATGTTGAAAAAACAAATCACTGACCAACTACCCTTTTTCTTGAACTTGATCTTGGAAAAACAAATCACTGATCAACTATTATGTTTTCCGTAAAGTTGATCTTGGAAAAAAAAGAACAACAACTATTATGTTTCCGTAAAGTTCTTGAAAAAAAACAACAACTTCATCTTTTTTCCGTAAAGTTGATCTTGGAAAAAAAAAGAACAACAACCATTATGTTTTTCTTCAACTTGATCTTGGAAAAAAAAAGAACAACAACCATTATGTTTTTCTTCAACTTGATCTTGGA